CAGCAGCACCTCCTGCAGCAGCACCTTCCATGGTCGCTGCAGCACCTTCAACAGCAGCACCTTCCATGGTCGCTGCAGCTCCTTCTAGTAGTGCGCAATTAACTCCTGTAGTAAGTACAACAGGAAATCAAGTTGCTCAAGGTTCTGCTCAACTGGCATCATCACAAATGACTGCACAAGCGGCACCACCAACAGCAGCACCAATGGTAGTCAATAATTCGAGTGGCGGCGGTAAACAAGCAACTCCACCACCAAACCAGCCAATGCAAAAAGCATCAACTAGATCAGATGAAAATGCATTTAATCGAGCAATATCAAGAGATTTTGCTCACCCAACATCATTTACTTCAGCGATTATTGCATAAAAAAAGGGGGACTATTTCTAGTCCCCCCAAACATCACTATGGAACGCACACCGTGCTTATAAGCGATGTTTAGTCTTTTGCCAGACGCTCAAAGAACGCCATATCGTCGTCATCGACGCTGACACTTTCAGCCGTCACTTTCTTGGCAGGAGCAGAACGAACAACAGGAGCATCAGCCTCCTCGTCATCAATCCGAGTAGCAGTTGCACCAGCAACGCCACCAGCACCAAGAACCTTGTTCAACTTTGCCTTCAGTTCGTCATAGGTCTTGAAGTTCTCAGGCTTCAAGAAATCCTTGAGCGAGTGAGCAGACTTCCAGACCTTTTCAATCTGAGCATCATCACCAGCGAACAATGGAGCAGCAGCCTCGAACTCAGACTTATCGTAGTTACGATAGCCTTCGACCTGACGAATCTTGACCTTGAAGTTCGCACCCTTCCAGAAATCAAACGGATTCAGCGGCGTCTCATCAGCAAATTGAGGCTCAAGTTTTTCCTTGATCTTATCAAAGATCTTCTTACCAAACTTATAGAGGAAAACTTTTCCTTCATTCTCTGGACGCTTTGCATCAGAGACGACAAGCACATTTGCGATGTATGTCAACTTGCGCTTCTGCTTACGAGCGATTTCCTTGTTTGCTTCGATGCCAGAGTTCCAAAGAACAGTGTTGTACTCAGAAACTGGATCGTTCTTGCCCATAGTAGTGAGAGAGTTCTCAATGTACCAACCACCTGGACCTTGGAAACCATGGGACCAGATTTGTACCCAAGGCAAACCATCTTCACCGTCAACTGCTGGTGTATCGAGGAAGCGGATAACTGCGTATCCGTTGCCAGCAGCATCAACATCTGGTTGCCAAAAACGATCATCAACGTTCTTGCCACCAGTATTACCAGCAGAAGATTGCTCAACTGCCTTCTTCAACTTATCAAGGGACGAACCCTTCTTTAGATTTGATAAACTCATTTGTATTCTCCGTATAGCGTTGTATAAATTGTATTTTGCTTATCCACTTTCTTCATTACCATATTATTATATAGTATTCTGTTGAGCAAGTAAAGTTTCTTTTGTCAAAAGTTTATACTTGTCAACATTCACCGCAAGAAAAGCACCATACTTGCGTACCTTTCTTGACACTTTGGGATAGATGATATCATCAGAAATCTTCTTATCCCAAATTCGAATAAAGTCGAAGATGTTATTGAGAATCACCATAGTTTCTATAGTCACTTCTTTTTGCATAAGAAGATTTAGTAATGGTGGAAACTGTCCATCTTCAACTTTAAATAAATCATTAAACTTGTTTGGATCACTACAGATCTTTTGTAGATCTTCAGCATAGACCTTGCTCATTGAGTCTGTGGTTTGTTTCCAATCTCTATAAGTTTCTTCAGCCTGGTCTTCAAGCAATGACTTGGTCCAATTATTGTCACTGTGTACAAAATTAGCAACCAGAAATGGAACCATCTCATCGTCGCGATACTTGCGCGCAAGACGATGGAATAGAAACTTGTCACGGCGTTTTTGAAATGCATCTATTGATACTCGAGTTTTGCCATCATACTGAAAGAAGTTATAACTCTCAGAAGTAAAGTGTAGTTTAATCGCCTGATAGATGCAATAAAGATCGTATCCGTTCATAGAGGCAGTCGACTTCCTCGCGGCAAGAATCTCAACTCCATTGCTTCACCTTCAATGATACTCTTTAAAGAATCATTAATCAAACTGGCGGCAACTTCAATTTCAAGATTGTGCCGTTCACAATATGTTGTAACAGCATCCATGTGATCAATCTTTTCTTGAATAGCCAGATTCATAATCATCATAGAGAAGTTATTTTTTTCTTCACGATTTGCCATATTAGATCTCATAAGCACTCAGTGTCTCATTTAGTTGTTGCGTCACGCGAACAAAAGTTGTTCTCTTGCTCAGTTCTTTTAGTTCTGATGCTCCCACATATGTACATGCTGAACGCAACCCACCTAAAATATCTTGAATAGTTCTGCTCACTTCACCGCGATATGGAATCTCTACAGTTTTGCCTTCAGATGCTCTGTAATTGGCAACACCGCCATTATGCATATCCATGGCTGTATCAGAACTCATGCCATAGAATCGATTGTCACCAAATGACGAGGCACCACCTTCCTTGTGACCCGCCAACATTCCACCAAGCATTACAAAATCAGCACCTGCCGCAAATGCTTTTACAATGTCTCCAGGAACGGAACACCCACCATCCGCTATGATATGACCCCGAAGACCATGAGCAGCATCAGCACACTCAATAACCGCACTCAACTGTGGGTAGCCGATTCCTGTCATCTTGCGTGTTGTGCAGACAGAGCCAGGACCAATGCCAACTTTCACGATGTCAACACCTGCGAGAATCAATTCCTCAGTCATCTCTGGTGTAACAACATTACCTGCCATCAAAATAACACTAGGGTATCGTTCGCGGAATTTTTGTATGAATTCTACGAACACTTGTGTATATCCATTCGCGACATCGATGCAAACTTTAATATGTTTATCGCCCACTACATGATAAACATTATCGAATTTGTTTAGATCTTTGTCACTAATACCAAGAGAGTAAACGCTGCTGTTGAGTTTCTTTTTAAGATGGTCTATCAGTTCAACATCTTTGAAATGTTTTGTCAATGCAGCCATTGTGTGGCATTTATCTAACGCCGAATCCATCTCAAATGTTCCAACACCGTCCATGTTGGCTGCTATAATTGGAACACCGTACCATTCATTCCCACTGCGAAATTTAAAATGTCTTCTTAATTCCACTTCACTTCTAGACGCAAGAGTAGATCGTTTCGGTGTAATCAAAACATCCTTGTAGTCAAGTTTTACATCATTTATAATTCGCATAAAGCCTCAATGATAAAATATATGATTACCGATTTGAGCAATCATTCGACTTTCATCAGCCCATTTTGGGTTAACATAAGTTGCATGAAAGTATTTGGCATTACCTATTATACCGTATCTCTTCTTGGAAATCAATATGCTTTCAGCAATTTTTTGCGATTCACGCCAAGCATTATTGTTACGAACCGAACGCTTGCCTTCACAGACCCAAGAAAACTGACAGATGTTCTTATGTTTCTGATGAACAACAGCACAAACGGTCTTTGGGAATTGATTACTCTTCACTCGGTTCATTGTAACTTCTGCAACAGCAATCTTGCCAGCGCGAGGCTCGCCACCTGCTTCGAAGTAAATGTTGCGCGCAAGGCACTCAACTTCGCGCATGACCTTTTGTTTTCTTTCGTATGATAACTCAAGAAACTCCATGCGAGTGTTCATGTCGAGTATTTGAGCAGCAAGAATGACATTTGCATTTTGCTGAGTTTCCAACTGCACCATAGCTCTAGAATACATGTTATACGGCACAAACAATCCAAAAAAGAGAGCAGCGAATAAACCACCCCAGAGCATATAAAAATTGTGATTGCGATCAAAATATTTTTCCACATTACAAAGTATATCTACTGCATTCATGTTAAGTCTCCATTATTGCAGTGGAAAGAAAAGGGTGGTGGTTCGCACCACCACCCCAGACCTTTCTGTTACCGAGCGGTCAACTCTTTGTGCTCAATGTGCTTATTAGGCAGCGAGAGCCATAGGTGTAAATGAATCATCGTTTGCATTTACTAGTTTTGCTATATTATCGTCATTCGCCTGACGAGCGCATTTTGTCTATTACTCACCCTGTCGAAACCTGTCATCCCCTCAGAAAACACACCAAGACTTTTCAAGATGTGCTTTTGGTGGAGATGGGGGTATTGAAACCCCGTCCAAGATGCCTTTACCTAAATGTTTACGCTGTTATTATCCTTGTAAGAGTTGTGGCTTTGCTTGCTCATTCAATTGCTTCTTCTGTTCTTCAAGATGAGCCTTATACTGCTCATTTGTTAACTTGTGCAATCCAGTGCAAACGCCAGTCGGACTTCGACCGCATCCACAACCATACTTCTTTGTTTCTGTTACTTCGTTCATGGTGTTATTTAGGAATTTTCACCTTCATCTATTTCTTTTTTCTCAAACATATCCTTCTCTGACCCACAATGAGGACATGCCCAATTATCATCTAAATCTTCAAATCTTCCATATTCTGATTCTTCAAAGATATAATTACATACATCGCAGACATGTACCTTCATTTTATAATCTCGCCAATTCTCTCATATCCCTTTCGAGTTGGGTGCACACCATCTTTTGAAAGACTTGGGATTCGAACAATCCAATCGCCATACATGTTTGCAATACTTTCCACATGCTCTTGGATTCTTACAATAGGAATTTCACTTGTCTTTGAGTTCCCAGCGGGAAGAATCCAATACACTTCATCGGCTGCAACTCGAGCACGCAATGCAAGCAACTCTTTTTGTGTCTTTAGATATTTGTGATCATTGCTTCCAAGACTAATTGCAACAACTCTACCATTGAACTTTTGAGGATATCTCTTGTTGAATTGAGCAGAATTTAGACTAGTCTTTGCATAGGCAACACACTCTGGTCTTGCCATTTGCATTCCAACTGCAATACTATCACCAAGAATTAAACAATCAATCATGATTTAAATGGTTCTCTAATTAAAGATCTTTAAGAGTCTTCTCACCAACTTGACGATTGCACTGGCAAAGTTCCTTTGTCTGCAATGCGTCTAGAATGCGAAGTGTCTCATCAGGATTACGACCAACATCTAGATTATTCACACTCACATGCTGAATGACATTCTCTGGGTCAACAATAAATGTTGCACGAAGAGCGGCACCAGCTTCCTTATGAAAAACGCCAAGTTGATCAACAAGACCCTCTTTCTTGTCACCAAATTCACTACCACCATCCTCTTCGTAGACATAGTGAGTGCGCTTGGTGTCGGCAAACATCCATGAGGTCATGTTCTTGAGACCCTCATGAGAGTTCTTCCAACCGAGCTTGCAGTACTCATTATCAGTTGAGCCAATAAGAAGAACAGCATCACGGTCAACAAAATCCTTATTCAACTTATCATATGCCAAGATTTCTGTTGGGCACACGAATGTAAAATCCTTTGGATAGAAAACAATGATCTTCCACTTGCCTTCAAAACTCTTTTCTGTAATTGTTTCAAAAGAACCATTGGGGTGAACACCAACAACACTAAACTCTTTTACCTTATCTCCAACTGTTTTCATTTGTAACTCCTTCGTAAATTTTTATCAAATCAATTCTTTTTCTAACTTACCAAATTCTCTTTTATAAACTGTCTTGCCCTTATCAGGAGACTCGTAGATATGTTTTGTGTTTTCTTTTTTTGCAATCATACATTCTGGGTTAAGTTTTAGCAGACTAGCGCACAATTCCCATCGACCAAGCAGCTGCGCGGCAAGATACCACCGACCATTGCGCTCCAAACATTCAACGATCTCACGCAACTCATATTCATTAATTGGAAGTTCCATTCAATGCCTCCTCGAATGCATTCTGTTCAAGTTCAGCCTGATATTGTTCAAGCCGAATGACACAACCATTTATCCAAGAACGAGTCACACCAACATTTCTTCGATACTGCGCAGGAACACGATCTTTACAAATAGATTCGAGTCTACGACTGCTATAATATCCACCATGGCGATCTCTTGCCACATTCGCGCCAATCAGCCCACCAAGAACAGTAGCAATCTTTTTGCCATCACCATCACCGATGGTTGACCCAAGTGTTGCTCCTGCTACTGCGCCCAACAATACATCTAGATCATCTTCACTATTTTGTGCAATTGCATTCCCTGAGCCAATCACGAGTATTAAACTTAACAAAAACAAATTAATTTTTTGCATTATTCTTTTTCCTTTAGTCTATT